AAGACGGAGTGCCTGATTTATCCGAGGCCGATCCTGCACGACGAGCCCGAGACGCCGACAATATCTACGGAGCTTTCGACGTGGATTGATGGTGGTATGGCAGTGCTAAAGTGTCAACACTGGTGGATGCAATGAAAAGCATTTTGCTCGGCATGCTTTATTCGATCATGGCCCGATACATTGGCGGCGGCGTGATGCGGCGGCTGGCGATCTTGGTAGAGGAAACAGCAAAAGACGACGTGCCCGGCGCAGTGAAACGCCAGCGCGTGCTATCAGCGCTAGCTGATGAGGTGCGGACATTGGGCACGGTGGCCATCAATGCGGCGCTTGAAATTGTCGTGCTCAAGCTGCGCAACGACGGAAAAGCGTAATGTCTCTCCGTGATCGGCTGAGTAATCTCCCGCCGCATTGGGCACGTAGGCATCCGGCGGCGCTGCGCACGACGATGATCGCGCTGTGGGGGCCGGTGGCGGGTGAGATCTGGTGGTCTTTCATCGCCGGCTATAGTGGAGTGGACGTATGAGCGGATTCCGATTTGAGCCCTGGACCCTGGACGGCCGCTGGTTCCCGGTGGCCTGGGATAGCCCGACCATAGAGCAGCGCGCTATCAGCGATGACGACATCCGAGAGCTGGCAGAGCTGCACAAGGTCCGCCCAAGCCATCTTGATGCAGTGCGGCAGGTGGAGGCCGCGGGATCTGGCTTTCTGCTCAACGAGCCGCCGCCGACGCGGCCAAAGATTCTGTTTGAAGCGCACTGGTTCTACAAACTTACCCCGCTGCCGGTCAGCAAGACCCGGCCTGATCTCAGTTCGAGATACTGGAATCGCCGGCTCTATAAGGGCGGCAGCGCGGAGTGGAGCCGATTGGAAGATGCCTGCGAGTTCGACATAACTCAGGCGCTCAAGTCTGTGAGCTGGGGGCTTGGCCAGGTGATGGGCTTTAACTACATGGCTGCCGGCTGCGAGAGCATCGAGCAGTTTGTCGTCGAGGCATTCACAGGCGAGCGAGAGCAGTTTCAGCACATGCTCAATTTCATCGAGCACAACGGCCTGATGGGCCATTTGCGCGCTGGGCGCTGGGCGAGCTTCGCGCGCGGCTACAACGGCAGCGGCTACCGCGCCAACCGCTACGACGAGAAGCTGGCCCGCGCTGCACGGCGGTCTCGACTCCGATAATCGAGTTGGTTAAACAAACGCGATGACCACGATCCGCAACATTGGCGAGCACGAGCGAACGCGCAACATCATGCTGCGCATTGGCACTGTGACTGAGCCAAAGCCGGCAAACGGCACGGCGTCTGTACTGCTCGACGAGGTCGCCACAGCGCAACTGCCGGTTTTGATGACGCGCGGCGGGCAGGATCGCGAATTTTGGATGCCGGCGCCGGGCGAGCAGGTGATGGTGTTTTGTCCCGACGGCGAGCCGTCGAACGGCTGTATCCTCGGCGGCGTTTGGCGGGACCAATATCCCGCGCCGCGCAAAGGCGACGAGCACGCGACAGTGTACCGAGATACGGCCGTGCAGCAATACAACCCCGCGACCGGCGTGTATCACATTGAGCTGCCGGAAACCGTAGATGATGCGGGCGCAAATGGTGAAAACCCGGACCCGGCTGACTTGCCAATGGTCGTGATTACCGCGCCTGTCATCCTTTTGCGCACTAACATGGTACTGCGTGCGCCGTATGAGCGCACGTTTACGGATCAGGCGCTGCAGTCGCGAGAAGACTATAATGAGCCTGCGCCTATTGGGCAGCAGTGCTGCTGATGAGTGGCGTGGACTCAATCGAGGGTGTTGAGCTGGCTGAGATGGCGCATATCCAGCAGTCATTGCGCGACATCATCCGCACTTTGATCGGTGAGCGTGTGATGCGCCGGGAATACGGCTCATGGGTGCGGGCGCTGGTTGATGCGCCGGCTGATCCAGTGACTGTGATGGACATCTACGCCAGCGTGATCGGCGCGATCAAGCGCTGGGAGCCGCGTGTGTTTGTGGAGCGCGTGGAGGCGCCGGAGGTGCTGGAGTCTGGCCGCGTTGTGTTGACTGTGCGCTGTCGACATCGGCGCACCGGCGAGCCTATTACGCTCAGCAATATCGAGTTCTGACATGGCCGGCGCTTACATCGATTTTGCCAGACTGAATCCGCCGCAAGCGTTTGAGTCTCTTGATTACGAGGCGCAGCTTGCTGCGGCCATTGCAAAGCTGCAAGAGCTTCTGCCGGATTGGGACGTTGCCAATATTGAGTCGGACCCCGCAAACAAGATCCTGGAGGTCACGGCATACCAAGATTTGCTGCGGCGCGCTCGCATCAACGATGCAATCAAGTCGATGCTGCTGGCTTATGCGACTGGCGCAGACCTGGATCAGCTCGGTGCAAACGTGAACGTGGAGCGGCTGAGCGGCGAAACCGATGCGCGGCTCCGCGAGCGGGTGCAACAAGGGTTGTGGGCTTATACCGCCGTGGGCAACCCATCTGCGTATCGGTATCACGCGATGTCCGCCGGCACCGACGTGCTGGACGCGGCAACCGTGTCGCCGTCGCCCGGCCGTGTTGACGTGATTGCGCTGGCTGCGCAATGGGTTACGGATGCAACCGAAGAGCAGGAGCGCATCGGCTCGGCGCTGTTTCCGGATCTTGTTAGGCCGGAAAACGTGCCCGATCAGGCGGTGCCTGTGATGCAAACGTCTTCCGATGCAACGCTGTCCGCAGTCCGCTCCATCGTCACGGCCGACGATGTGGCGCCGTTGACAGACGACGTGCACGTATTAGCGCCGATTGCGGTCGAGGTGCCGGTGACTGCGACGCTACACCTTTTGCCAGGACCGGATCAGGTCGCGGTGTTAAACGATGCGCTTGCGGCGCTGGAAAACTACCGGCTGGCAATTCGCAGCATTGGGCGGGACTGCACGCGGGCGGGTATTATCGATGCGCTGGTGGTATCCGGTGTGCGCGCGGTGGCGCTGAGCGAGCCGGCGGCTGACGTGATTATCAATGAGTACAGCGTTGCGGCTTTGACGCCTATCGCTGTTGACGTCAGCGAATCGCGCAGTGTCTGACTCTCCGTACAGCCCACTGCTGCCCGCCAGCCAGACACCGCTGGAAGGCGCACTTGTACAAGCGGGTAATGTTCCGGCGGCGACCGATGACGGCATCCGCGAGGTCGGCACGCTGTATGACGCAGAAAAGCTGAAGGCGGACTGGTTGCCTTGGCTGGCGTGGTCCCAGGATGCCATTTACTGGTCTGCTGACGCTGATGAGTCAGTGCGTCGCAACATCCTGCGGCAGAGTTGGTGGCTGCATCGTATTGCCGGGACTCCCGAAAGCTATCGGCGTGTGGCAAGGCAAGCCAACTTCGACGTCATCAGCGAAATTCGGCCGCCGGATAAGCTGTTTTTGAGCGCGCCGCTCAGCGCAGCGCAGCGCAATGCATGGCTGCGGCAGTTTCCGCAGCTCCGTGTCTATCCGTTCCGTCGCCGCGGTACGGCCGTCGGAAGTCATTGCAGCCGCAGCTACCTCGGGGACAACGCCGGTGCGGCCGCGTGGCCGGCGCTGACCGGCGCAGCGGCGCGGCTTGGGCAGCAGCGCTACTTATTCCGAGACGGCACTGAGACGCCGCTAAAGCTGGCCAAGGTGGTGCGCACGATGCGCGACGGCGTGTCAGTCGATGCAATCGAAACGCGCCTGCCGGGCAGGGCCGGGGCGCATACATGGCTTGGACGCTTTGCCAGATTTACGGCGTCAACGCATGCCGAGCGACGTGTCTATACGACGACTGTCGAGACCCCGTATGACGATACATCGGCGGCAATCCGTATCACCACGTTGTCGCCAGGCGCAAATCCTCTGACAGCCCAATATGAGCCCATCGCGCAAACGCAGCGACGCGATACGCTTGTCGCAAGCGGTGTGTTTTTGTCATGCCGGCGCGCAATTGGCCCCGATGTCGATGCCTGCCGCGCCAAGACCGGCGGCCGCGGCTGCGGATTTGCTGCCGGCTTTACTGCGCGACAAGATGCCGGTTTGCGAATCTTCCGAAGGCTGTATCTGCATGAGCCTAACGCTGCACCGATCCGCCGGACGGTGGCGTCGCATCTCGATGCGCAGCGGCTGGGAATGCCCGCTTATCACGCGCAGCTCAATGTCGACTTGCGCCGAGCCAGGACGTCTCGCGCCCAGTATGCAGGAGGGTCGCATATTGGCCGGCATACCAGCGATTTGGGGGCGGATGCGCGCGTCAACCATGCAAGAGGCGCGCTGGCGCCGCTGCGCGCCGCGCGTGACCGCGTGTGGTTACGCACAGCAATTCGCGGCCCGATTGTCGCGACAAATCAGCTTGTCTGCTCGCCGCGTTTGCTCGCAGGCGAATATGATCTAGAGGTAGATTGATTATGGACCGAAAAGTGCTTTTCCGTGATCGGCAAGAGCTGCAAGCCGATGATCTGTCAAACGTCGAGGCTTTTGCCGACCGCGCCTTCGGCCACGTCATTACGGACGCGATTACCGCAGAGCGGCAAGTGATCGGCATGGCTATCACGCAAGCGACCTCAATACTTGTCGCGGTCGCTGCCGGGCGCCTGTGGTCCGGCGATACCGGCCAGATCTTTGCGCTTGATGATGCGCTTGAGATGTCGGTGTTCAGCTACTTGCCCGCAGTCGATGAGCGGTGGCTCGCTGTCAGCGTGGCCGGAAACGAGACTGATATAGACAGCGAGCCGCGTGACTTTCTCATCGACCTTCAGACCGGCGAAACCGAGCCTCAAACGGTCGCGATGGAGCGAGCGCGTCGCGCGGTGCCGTATATTACAAGCGGCGTGGAATCGACGTCGCCGCAGAAGCCAGTGCAGCCGACAGGGCATACGCTGCTTGGCTATGTGCTGCTGAATAACAGCGGCATTGTCGAAATCCAGCAGGCGTCTAATCGAGACTTGCCTCGGCTGAACGAAGTCTCAGCGCGCGTTGTGACGCTGGAGGGGTGGAAGTCTATTGCGCAGCCGCGTATCGCGACGCTCGGCTCCGACGTGGCCGACTTGGCGACGCGGCTGGATGGGCTGCCGGGGTGGCAGGCTGTCAAAAACGTCGCAATCGACGTGGCGCGGCTGAAAGAGCTGAGCAATTTGCCGGACACTTTCAGCGACTATGGCGTTGACGATTTCCTGGACAGCGACGAGTCAGATACTGATAACGGCGACTGGGACGCGCGTGTAGAAGAGGGCGTTCGCTTCCCGTTTGCAGGCCAAACCGAGCAAGCATTGGCGGTGTTTAACCCGCTGACGACTGCGGTGGATACAGTCAACGGTCTATGTCTGCCGGCTTATGATGAGATCATCCGCTTGCAGACCACTGGGTATGCCGGCGAGCTGAGCATCAGCCAGTATCAGAGCCAAAGCTATACGATCAGGCAGGGGACTATCACTAAGCAACGGCGCCGGTACGGGCCAACGCGCCGCGTGGGCGTCAATTCGCGCAAGTGGCCGACAGGCTACTATGATCCTGCCGAGCAGGCATTTGGCATGAGCCGGCAAAGCTGGGTTGCGCTCGACGGGTATGAGCCGGACAAATATTACAGGTTTTTCCGCTCGTTTGGCTCATGGGTGGATACCTATGAAGAGTCTTATTGGTACGTTGACACAGATGATGTCAACATCTCGGGTGCGCAGATTGCACAGACGTTGCTACAGGCGCAGAACGGGTGGTCAACTGGCGTTGATCTGTATTTTACGCAGGCAGCATCCTCCGGCGTTGTGTATTTGAACCTGTGTGAGACGCAAAACGGCGTACCGAATCTCAATGCGTGCATTGCTTCGTGCAGCGTCAATGCAGCGGACGTAAACACGTATCCGACAGCGACGCAATTTGACTGGGATCGACCGGCTTACGTGGAAGCCGGCAAGCGCTATGCGCTGGTCATCACGACGACCGGGGATCATTACGTGGCTGTCGTCAGCGGCACGCAATATACGCAGGGCACGCTATTCTATTCTATGGACGGTGAATATTATCAGGGCGACTTTACCAAAGATCTGATGATGGACCTGCGTTTTGCGCAGTTTGTCAACCCGCGCACGGTCGTGGAGCTGGACCCGATCTCTCTGTCAGGCGGCATTGCAGACCTAGATCTGCTGGCGCAGGTCGTTGAGCCGCAATCAACATCTTTGGTGCTGGAGTATCAAAAGTCCGGCACCGGCGCTTGGTTCCCGGTGGAGGAGGCGACTGCATCCGAGCTGACCGGCTTGCCTGCGCTATTGAATTTGCGGGCGGTGTTTGTTGGCAGCTCAGACCTGATGCCGGGCATTGTGTTGACTGATTCGCGGCTGCGCGCTCAGCGCGAAGCACTGGCGTTTGATCACTGGTCAGAGGTGCAAACGCCAACATCGCAGACCGACGATATTAAGGTGAGCGTGCTCATCGAGGGCTGGGACGGTGCGCGACATACGCTGACATGCACGCTGGTCGATCCCAGCGGCCCGACCACTTATACGGCGGACAGCAGTTCGGACACGTCTGAGGGTGACGCGATCCGCCGCGAATTTGTGTTTACGCCGGCAGATGGAGTCGGCATTACCAGCTTCAATGTCCGGCTGGAAGGCACGACAGACAATGCGCTGTATCCGTTCCACATTGCTGAGCGCACCTACTACAGCGTAGCTGCTTAAGCCGGGAGTCCAGCATGTCGACACGCTTTGACGCTTATCGCTTTGTTGCGAACAAGACGCCGCTGTCGGCGGACGTGTTCAACGCACGATGGCGTGATATTGATGCGCGGCTGATTGCGCTTGAGTCAATCAGCGCGACATTGCAAGCTGCGTCTGACAATCTGATCGAGCTAGGGCTGGATCGACTTAATCAAACGTTTCAGCCGCTTGTCGATGATTTGATAGAGCTGGTGGAGACGCAGGGGCCGAATGCTTTGCAGCCGGAAAATATCGGCAACACAGTGCAGGCTCACGCGGACAATCTTGATGCCCTGGCTGCACTCAGCGGCGCGGCAGACAAGCTGGCGTATTTCACAGGGACGTCAACGCTGGCGCTTGCCACCATCACGGCAACCGCACGTTCTTTGCTGCAAGCGGCCGACAAATCGGCGATGCGCACAGTGTTGGAGCTGGTCCCGGGGTCTGATGTGCAAGCATACAGCGGCGCACTGACCGAGTGGGCTTCTAAAGGGAGACCTTCTAGCGCCGTTGTCGGCACGACAGACAGCCAAACGCTAAGCAACAAAACGCTGACGCAGCCAGTCAGCACCGGTGCGCTGGAAACTGCAATAGCGCCCACTATCAGCAGTGGCGCACTGACGCTTGACTGCGCAGCGGGCAATGTCTTTGAAGTGGACCTGGATGCTGACGTGACGTCTTTGAGCTTTTCGAACGTTCCGACAAGCGGCACCGCATTCGGTGCTGTGCTGGCATTTACCGCAGATGGCACGCAGCGCACAATCACATGGCCGGCGTCAGTGCGTTGGGCCGGCTCAGAGCCCGCGCTCAGCTCAGAGAACGGCGCCAAGGATATTTTCGTGCTGACGACGTGGGACGCCGGCGGCAATTGGTATGCGACAACGATGGGGCAGGGGTTCTGATGCTTGCTCGAATGCTTGGCGCAGGCGGTGGTGGAGGATCTTTGGAGTACATTGACTCTACAGTCGAGTACAATTTGATTAAGCCTCCGTCCGCGCATCAGCCGGGTGATCTGCTTATAGCTGCGGAAATACAACCCAGCTTGTCCGTTTCTGTGCCTTCTGGCTGGGCGGATTTGACTGGGTCTTTGGACGATGGTAGCCCTTCTGGCTATTATGCGCGCGCCTTCTACAAGATTGCCGGCGCCAGCGAGCCGTCGCTGACGCGAGCAGATGGTTTTGTCAGCGTTTGCTGTGCGTGGCGTGGCAACAAAAAAAATCCGACTATTGGCAACGTCGGGGTCGCCGCGCTTCAGTATTACGGGACGGACCAGTTTCCAGTTGCGGGAGTGTCTACTTCCCATTCGCAATCGTGGATCGCCGTCATTGCATTGGCGGCACAAAGTGATGCGTTTGTTGAGTCAAATGGACCGCCAATCAGTGGCATGACAAATAGACTTGTCTACGATCCGCTGGAACAATTGCAGGCTCGGTCCTGGGACTCGAACGGGACAAAGACATCGTTGGCCGCACAAACCGTGACAGTCGGTAATTTTTATGGCGGCACGGTGCTGAGTCTTTCGCTAGAAATAAATGTCTGATGCGCGATCTTGCTAATTTGCTCAAGCTGGCGCTGCGGCGCTGGCACCCTTAAACAACAGTGGAGGATTTAACGATGACCACTGACTTCTTGCATGGCGTCGAGGTTGTTGAGCTTGACCGTGGCTCAAGGCCCATTACGTTTCGCCGGTCTTCTGTAATCGGTCTTGTCGGCACCGCACCTAACAGCGAGTCTGCGGCAGCGGCCTCGCTGCTGATTGGGGACGAGGGCGACAATAATGCTATTTCGTTTACGGCAGCGACGGCCGGCGTTGAAGGCAACGGCATCAGCTTGTATTTCAACTCGCTGGGCGCCAGCCAGACTCTTGCCGTATCTGTCAGCCAGGCGCGCATTACTGTGACGCTGGCAACCGACGGCGATGGCGTCATTACTTCGACGGCGGACGACGTTGTCACGGCATTGGGTAACGACACGGCTGCATCAGCGCTGGTGACGGCCGCCAACGCTGGTGCTTCTACTGGCGTTGGACTTTTTCCGGTCACTCCGGTGTTGCAGTATTTGACCGGCGGCGAAGACGAGGCGTTCCCGACGGATACGCCGACGCTGCTGACCGGCAGTTCATACGAGGCGGAACGACTTGGCACCGACGGCACGCTGTTGAAGGCGGTGCAAGCCATTTGGGACCATGACCGCGCATGGATCGTCGTTGTGCGTGTGGCCGAAGGAGTAGACGACGACGCGACCAAGACGAACGTCATCGGAAGCTCGACTGCCCGCTCCGGCATTTACGCGCTGCTCGACTCCGAGCCGAATACCAGCGTGCAGCCAAAGATCATTATTGCGCCGGAGTGGTCCGATGACGTTTCGGTCGCATCGGCGCTGGACAACGTGGCGGACGATCTGTGGGCCATCGCTGTCGTTGAGGGGCCAAGTACGACAGATCAGGCAGCAATCACCTATCGCGCCAATTTCGGCAGCCAGCGCATTTACATGGTGGACCCCAAGGTGAAAGTTTGGGACGCCGAGACCAATGCGTATGAGTATCGCGGCGCAAGCTCGTATGTGGCCGGCGTGATTGCAGAGAACGATGGAGATCGGGGCTGGCATACGTCGCCGTCAAACAGGCCGATGCGTAGCATTGTCGGCACGGAGCGCGGCATCGACTTCGATCTGAGCAACAGCAATGCGCGCTCTAACTTGCTCAACGAAGCGAACGTCAACACTATCGTCCAGCAGACCGGATGGCGCCTGTGGGGAAACCATACCACGGCGGCAGACCCGAAGTGGCGATTCATCAGTGTTCGTCGCACAGCCGATATGCTGTATCAAGCGCTGATTGCGTCGCATCTGTGGGCGGTAGACCGCAACATCACTAAAACCTATGTGGACGATGTGATTTTCGGCGTTAAGCAGTTTATTGCGCAGCAAATCAAACTGGATCACATTGCCGGCGGCGATATTTGGGCCGATGAGGAGCTCAATACGCCGGAGTCGCTGGAAGCCGGGCGCATTTACTTCAACCTGGACTTTCAGCCGTATCCGCCTGCGGAGCGCATCACGTTCCGCGCCTCGCTGAACAATCAATACCTCCGCAACATCTTTGCTGATGCTGCCTAACCGGAGCTGATCTGATGCCAATCCCAAAACTGCAAAAAGCCTATAACGTCTTCGTCGATGGTCGCGGCTATGCCGGAAAGGCCGAATGCGAGCCGCCAACGCTGACGGTCACCACAGAGGACTTCGCGGCTGGCGGCATGTCCGGCGTCGCGAAGGTAGACATGGGACGTGTTGAGCCGATTGATCTCAAGTTCACTCTGTACGAGTACAACCGCGATGTGCTGTCGCAATGGGGCTTGATTGATGGCCGTGCGGTGCGTGTGACGCTGCGCGCTGCGCAGCAGGACGACGAGGCGGAAACGACCGAGACCGTTGTGATTGAGGCGGAAGGCCAGGTTCACGAGCATGCGCCGGGCGCGTGGGAGAGCGCAAGCAAAGATGCCAGCAAGTGCGAATTCACGATGAACTGCCGTGCATATCGCCTTATTGTCAATGGCGGGGTGGTCGTGGATGTGGACCTGGAGCTGATGACGCGCGTCGTCAACGGCCAGGATCAGATGGCTGCACTGCGCGGTGCAATTGGCGTGTGAGGTGATGCATGGACACAACAACGGTCACTCTTGCCGGCGGGCGCAAGATTGAGATCAGAGAGCCCTACGCAAGCGAGCTGGTCGGCGTGCCTCTGCTCAGCATTATGCAGATGGATACGCAAGTTTGGGCCACGCTGATGGAGCGCATCAGCGATATTGGCAAGGCAGACTTTCTACGGCTGCCGGCGAAGTCTGCAACTAAGCTAATGGTGGCTGCGCTCCCTTTTGTGATCGACACGGACGACGAGGAAGTAGCCGAGGCGCTGAAAGACGCGCAATCCCCGGAGACATCGAAGACGCCTACGAGCTGATTGCGCTGGCGTATCATTGGGGGCCGAGTGAGATGGATAGGATGCCGCTCACTCGATTATTGGACTGGATGGCGCGCGCGCAAGCGCATCTTGAGGCGCAGGCTAGAGCGATGCAGGGCGACTGATGGCAAAGCTGAAGGTTGAGGTACTTGTCGGCCTCGTCGACAAGCTGACGAGGCCGCTGGCCCGCATGAGCCGCAGCCTACAGCGCACCGGCGCCAACCTGAGCATGATCGGCGCCGGTGCGTCTTATGGCGGGCAGCAACTATTGCGGCCGCTACAGGGCGCCGTGGGCGCAAGCATGGAGCTCGAATCGGCGATGGCCGACGTGCGCAAGGTGGTGGACT